CCCTTACATGACTGAAAACGTAATCTTGATGGGTTACAGAGGATCTCAATTCTTGGAAACAGGTGCAGTTTATGCTCCATACGTTCCATTAATCATGACTCCATTAGTATACGATCCAAATACTTTCACACCACGTAAAGGTATCATGACTCGTTACGCTAAGAAAATGATCAGACCAGAATTCTACGGTAAAATCTTCGTTAGCGATATCGCTACTGTATAATCTACCAAAGATTCAAAATAGAGAAGAGGGCTTTTTAGCCCTCTTTTTTTGTATAAAATATTTTTACATATTTATTATAAAAACAATATGAACGCAGCAGATAACTTTAGACTACACACCGAAAGACTTGACTCACCAGGAGCAAATGCAATAGCAATAACACCAAGTGACTCAGCTAATTTAGATAAAACCTCAAGAGCAATTTATATCGGAGGATCAGGTAACCTTACAGTGGAAATGGTAGGAGGACAAACAGTAACGTTTGTAGGAGTGTCGACAGGATGCTTACTTCCAATTAGAGTAAACAAAGTACTTACATCTTCAACTGCTACTAATTTAGTAGCACTTTACTAATACCCACTAAACTATGTACATAGGATTAGGATTATCTTTACTTAAACGTTCATGCTGCTGTGGTGGTACATCGGATGTAACCTGTGCTGATGGTATGGATATTGTATTTTTAGTAGACTATACAGGAAGTATGGGTAGTGCTATAAATAACGTTAAAACATCAATAGCAAATATTGTACAAGCAATTGTAGCAGAGTCGGTAAGCAATTATAGATTAGGGTTAGTATTATTTGACGAATATAGACCATCTAGTAGCCCACTAGCTTACTATGAAGAAACAGCAACCTACATTGAACTACCAGCTGGACAAAAGTACACAAACCTGTATGATGTAGAGGGAACTACTGCAGACCGCAAGCAGTACATAACAGCGATGGAGGTGTTCTCTCAAAATAACCAAACTAGCTTTACAAACAAACTTAACCTACTAAACACCGACAGTTTCCCACTAGGATATGGACAAAGTTTCCCAGAACCTTCAGATATGGGACTAGATAGAGTAGTTAATTTTGATTTAGCAGGAGCATTTAGAGACAACGTTACTAAACTAGTTATTTTAATTACAGATGCACCTGCATCAGGAAACGATGACATAAATAATTCAACAGATACAGCATTTGCACAAACGTTAATAGCAGATTGTAATGCAAAAGGAGTTAAAGTACTTCTTATGAAAAACGATACAAGCTCTAAAGAACCATTAGAAACAATCGCAACAGGAACATCAGGATTAATTTCTACCTCATTCGCACCATCAGCAATTATAGCAGCTATCGAGGATATCTGTGTAGCAGTTTAAGTATCCCCAAATACAATAGATAGAGCCTAGCATCCGCTAGGCTTTTTTCGTATATTTATAGGAAACAACTAAACGTTATTATATGGCATCCAACCATCACACCGATGAGGTTTTTGTACAAAAGAGAAAACCGAAGAATCCAATTAAGTTCAACCTACAACTTAATGACGAACAAAAAGAAGCAAAAGCACTTATACTAGACAATCCAATTGTAGTGCTGAAGGGAATGGCAGGAAGCGGAAAAACACTTGTAGCAGTACAAGCAGCCCTAGATATGCTATTTAACAAGGACGTAGAAAAGATAATCATTACCAGACCAACAGTATCTAAAGAAGATATAGGGTTTCTACCAGGTGATCTAAAGGAAAAGATGGACCCTTGGTTAGCTCCTATTTATCACAACTTGTATGCACTATACGGTAAAGATAAAATCGACAAGGAATTAGAAAGAGAAACAATTGAGATTGTACCATTCGCATTCATGAGAGGACGTACTTTCCTTAACTCCTTTGTAATAGTTGATGAGGCTCAAAACGTAACTCACGATCAAATGGAGACTGTTATTGGTAGATTAGGTAAACAATCTAAAATGGTAATCTGTGGGGATTTAGCTCAAATCGATTTAAAGAATAAAAAGGAGACAGGATTTTCTTTCTTATCTAGAATTGAAGAACATGTAAACGGATTTAGAGTAATGGCTCTTAAGCAGAATCACAGACACGAGATAGTATCACCAATACTTAAAGTATACCAGGATTTTAGAGACTAGTTTTTCTTGCTATTTATAATTAAAACAAAGTATGGCCAATATACAAATATGGAATGGTAGCTCTACTTTTGCAGCAGGACAAACCCCTTTTGGATTCTACGATAACGATGCAGAATTTGTAGCAGAAGCTGATAAAGTAGCTAAGTTTTGTGCTATCCGTTTAGGATATCCTTTAATGGACGTTGAATTAAACTCAGGGTCTTTCTACGCTTGTTTTGAAGAAGCAATCACTACATACGGTAACGAAGTGTACCAGGCAATGGCTGTACAGAACTACATAGCTCTTGAAGGAGGGGATAATACTACGATACTAAATGATGCAGTAATAACTCCATCACTACAAAATGTAATTACAATATCCTCAGGATACGGTACAGAAGCAGGAGTAGGAGGATCGGTTACTAGATACAGTGGATCAGTAGATGTAACTCCAAACCAGCAAGTATATGACCTAAATACCTGGGCATCAGGATCAGGCATAGATGGAAGAATTGAGATTACCAAGGTATTCTACGAAGCACCACCTGCTATCATGAGATATTTTGACCCTTATGCAGGAACTGGAACAGGTATACAATCTCTTATGGATGCATTCGACTTCGGATCATTCTCACCAGGAGTGAACTTCTTACTGATGCCAGCCTCTTTTGATATACTAAAAGTACAGGCAATTGAATTCAACGATCAAATAAGACGTTCATCATATTCATTTGAAATAGTAAACAACCACCTAAAACTATTCCCAGTACCTAAAACAAACGGTAAGATCTGGTTTGAATACTATAAAGTGAGTGAAAAACAGGGACTTGACAACTCAGCCAATACAGCAGGAGGAGTGGGAGGATCTATTTCAAACATATCAAATGTACCTTACGAAAATCCAACCTTTGGAAGTATTAACTCAATAGGTAAGCAGTGGATCTACAGGTATGCCTTAGCTTTAGCAAAAGAGTTACTAGCGTATGTTAGAGGTAAATATTCAGTAGTACCAGTACCAGGTTCAGAAACAACACTAAACCAAGCTGACTTACTTGCCGATGCAAGATCAGAAAAATTAGCATTGTTGGAAAATCTAAGAGAGATATTAGATGGTACTTCTAGAGTAGCACAATTAGAAAGAAAAGCGCAAGAAGCAGGATTCTTGCAAGACACGTTAAAACAGGTTCCAATGGTAATATTTGTAGGATAATGGCAGTAAAAAATCTAATAAACGAAGTTACGTTCACAATGTATCAGGGATTGATACGAGTAGGACATAACGAAGAAATAACAGCTTCAGAGGTTGCCGACTTTATTAGAGCAATGCCAGGAGTAACAAGAGTATCGGCAGTTGATTCTAATGAGGATATCAACATAGTTGTGCTTAAGGTAAAAATCCTTACAACAAAACCAGGACCAGTGGTATTTGAGAAGTTAAAAAAAGACGCATTTAAGTTAGTACCAAATATCAAAAAGGTAGATATATCAGGTAAATCAATCGAGAAAATAGAGTAATGATATTCGGTAGTCAAAATGATTTTAGCCTATTCGTAGGAATAAACAGGGAGTTACTTTCAGATGTAGTAGAGCAAGATGTGTTGTACTATAAAATATCATTGGAAGACACTCAGGTTAACATCTACGGAGAAGGAACAGAAAAGACGTACTGGTCTCCACTAAAACTAAACTGCTTAATCACAAGAGGTGATCAAGTGGTTACTACAGATGAATTTGGACCAGACCTTACAAGAGATGCATCATTTGCATTCCTTAGAGAGGACTTAGTGGACGTAAATACCGTTCCTGAGGTAGGAGACATCATCATGTGGCATGAGAATTACTATGAGGTTGATTTAGTTAAAGAGAACCAATTATTCCTAGGAAAGGATAACTCGTACAACCTAACAGATTACGGATCTAAATTTGGAGCATCAATCTCAATCATTTGCCAATGTCACTTAACAAGAGGAGATAGAGTGGCAATAACACAACAAAGAACATAATGGCACTAACAAGGAAACCGATACCTAAATCTCAAGTTGAGCTATCACAAGAGACCGTTACGCCTTACCTAAATCAAGGTAAAGCACCTGTGCCTGCAAATAAAAGAAGAGAGAACCAAAGAACGTTAAAAGGAGATGATGTAAAACAATTTACAGTAGGACTACAAGATGTGGATTCTGCTATCATTTTCTACTTTAATAACGTAATTAGACCTTCTGTTATTCAAAACTCAGTTAAGATAAACGTACCAGTTATGTACGGTTCACCAGAAAGATGGGCAGCAGTACAGAAAGAGGGATTCGTTAGAGATAAGAACGGTAAGATACAGACTCCACTTATCATGTTTAAGAGGGATTCTATTGAAAAAAATAGATCACTTGGTAACAAGATGGATGCAAACAACCCAGTACACTTTGGTGTATTTGAAAAAAAATACTCAACTAAGAACGTATACGATAGATTCTCTACACTAAACAATAGAGAACCTGTACGAGAATTCTACGGAGTAATTATGCCTGACTACGTAAACATAACGTATTCGTGTACTATTTTTACAGAGTATGTAGAGCAAATGAATAAAATAGTTGAGTCAATTAACTTTGCTTCTGATTCATATTGGGGAGATCCTGAGAGATTCAAATTTAGAGCAGCTATTGATAACTACTCAACAACAACAGAACTAGCTCAGGGAACAGACCGTACAGTAAAGACTACCTTTCAAATTAAAATGGCAGGATACATTGTATCGGATGCAATTAATACTTCAGTAGGTAATCCAAATAAATTCTTCTCTAAGGCTGCAGTTAGCTTTGGAATGGAGACAGCAGGATCATCAGAAATACTTACAGCCAAAGCAGCCACACCTGCTAAGTCAGCAGCAAATAGATTCTACGATTCAAATGCAGGTACTGTTATCAATAACCAAACTATTAATAATACGTTTGTTAGTGGTAGTGGATTAACACCAGAAGAAAAAGCATACCTAAGTTTATCTACAGTAATAGATACAGGTAGTACAGCATATTCAATTAGCACTCCTCAGAACAACATTACGTTCTTTGATGTAACAATTGCAACACCTCCATCAGGATACCCTGCATTAGAGGTAAAGGACTTCCAGGTATACATAAATGGGTTGGCAGCAGAGCTACCATCGATAGATGCAATATACCAAGATGGAGCAAATGTGGTTATTGACTTCAATAACACACTAGGTTATTCGATATTTAATGGAATGGAGATAACGTCAATAGGTAAATACATAGTTTAATGGCTCAGATATTTTGGGAACAAATACGAGATGCACTTCCTTTAGAAGGCAAATTCTTAACAGGTAGCTTATCAACCTCAGGTTCGATAGGCGTTACTGGTTCCATATACTACAATGGCCAACTACTTGAGGATTTTATTACAAGTCAACTAGTAACAGGAAGTAACAACTGGAATACAATTCAAAATAAGCCAGCCAACTTATTCTCAGGTTCATTTATTGCAGGAGAGAATATACAGATTACTCAAGTTGGACAAAGTGTAACAATATCTGCAGCAGACAACATACTACCGGCAGGTACAGTAAGTGGATCTCAGCAGGTTAACTTTGCTTTAATATCAGGAAAACCTTCTGGACTTGTTAGTTCATCGGCACAGATCTTACCTATATCAACAGGTTCTGTTGTGGATTTCAAGACTAACGTCGAGAATGTAATGGGAAGAGCTTATGTCGAATCTACAGTTGATGGTAATTATTTACTATTTACAAGACAAGACGGAACAGCTGACTTTGTTGACTTAGGATTAATTGTACCTTCAACTCCAACAGGATCTTTAGTATATAGTGGATCGTTTAGCACTAACAACACCATCCTTACTCTTTACAGAGCTGATGGGAATATCGATGTAAGTCTAGCAGGACTTGCAGGAAGTATAAATGGAGGAGACGTTACATCTGTATTTGCAGGAGAGGGTCTATCAGGAGGAGGAGAAAATGGGGATTTAATCCTTACAGCAAATACCTCTCAGACTTACGGTACTGAAGTAGTTAATGATTATATAGGTATAGCAACTGGATCATTTAAGTTTGTAGATGCAGTACTTAAATCAGGTATATTTAGACAAACAGGGTCATTCTGGTCTACCACAAATGATATAAAAATAACTGGTTCATTCGATATTGCATTAGATGGAACATCAGATCAATTCACAGTATCGGTATCAGGATCAGAAAAAGTTAAAGTAAATACACAAGGTGTAGTTCAACTAGCACCTCAATCAATAACACCAGATGCAGTACCAGGAGGTATATTCTATAGCTCGAGCGATGCATTCTATGTAGGTTTCAATAACTAACAATATTTATTAATAAATTAAAATAATATAAAATGGCAGATTGGAAAAAGCTCGTCGTATCGGGCAGTAATATATCACAGTTAGCTAACGATGCAGGATACTTAACTATAGTTACCTCTCCTGTTAGGAATGCATTTGCTTCGGCATCCTATAATGGTACAGTCCTAATAGCAGACAGTGCTTCAGGATCTTTAGCATTTGCATCAGGATCAGGACAGGGTTTAACCATCTCTGCTAATGCAACAACCGATACTTTAACGTTTGGTTTAGCTGCAGTACCTAACTCAAGTTTAGCCAACTCAGCAGTTACTATAACAGCAGGATCAGGTTTAACAGGTGGTGGATCAACAAGTTTAGGAGCAACTTCTACATTAAACATAGGAGCAGGTACCCACATTACTGTAAATGCCGATGACGTAGCAGTTAATACTACAACATTAATTCCTGCTATAACAGGATCTATCTACACAGGAGTAACCGGAGACGTTACAATCTCATCAGCAGGTGTTGCTACGATAGCAGCAAACTCTGTAGCATTAGGAACTGACACAACAGGAAACTACGTAGCTACCTTAGGAGCAGGAACAGGGGTAACTATAGGAGCAAATACAGGAGAAGGATCAACACCTACAATTGCTGTTAATTACGGATCTACATCTAATACAGCAGTACAAGGTAGTACTACAATATCGTTAACAGGTACAGCAAACGAGGTTGAGATTACAGGAACTACTGCACAAGCATTAGGAGCAGGACCTTCTTACACAATTGGATTACCAAACAATGTTACAATTGGAAACAATTTGACAGTAACAGGTGACTTATTTGTAAATGGTACAACTACTCAAGTAAATACATCTGAATTATTCATAGAGGATAAGTTCATCATACTAGCATCAGGATCTGCAGCAACAGGAGATGGAGGTATTATTATCGACAGAGGATCGGATGCACAAGGAAATATTGCTTTTGGATTTGACTCAGCTACAGACAGATGGGGATTCCAGAATGGATTAGTAGATACAGGAAATGCTATTGCAATTGGTACAGACGGAAATAGTGCATTTGTAGGATACGTATTTACAGAAGCAGCTCACACATCAGCACCAACAACAGGAGAATTTGTAGCAGCAGGAGCAATCTATACTGCAACATCAGGAGATATTTACATCTATTCATAATAAGTTAAAACAATAGTTACATGGGATTATTAGATAAGGTAGTACCTTCTCAAAAAAAGCAAGAGGATGCACTAACACCTCAAGAGTTAGAATTCATAATGAAGAAGATGAGGAGTGCAACATATGTAGGAGATGAATTTGAATTATTCTACACAGTCTTTGTTAAGTTAACAAAAGAGTTGCAACAAGCACAAAAATAGATAAAGAGAGCCCATTAGGGCTCTTTTTTTTTGTTAGTTGATTCTTTAAAAAAAAATCCCTAACTTCAATTAAAACAATCAATATGAACGTATTCACAATAGAGAACCTAACTCTCGACGAAATCAAACTACTACGCCAATCGCTTAATATAATTGAGATCAAAGGATCTTCGGCTATCTTTGTAGCCAATTTACAAATTAAGCTTGATAATGAATTATCTCAAATTCAAACTATGCTTGCACAAGAGGAAGCAAAGAAGGCTTCCGGTGTCAAAAAGATAGAGAAGGCTATTAAAGCAGAATCGTAACATATTTATATTATATATTATAGACCCGTAAGGGAAGTGGGCAGGCAGACCTGTAACCAATCGTAATAAAGTAGAATATGCCGTCATGGAAACGCGTTGTAGTCAGTGGATCTGATGCAGCTTTAAACTCTCTTAATATAACCGCAGCACTAACAGCAAGCGGTATTATATATCCTTCATCCGATGGTACCTCAGGACAGGTACTAGTAACAAACGGATCAGGTCAATTATCATTTAGTACAATATCAAGTGGAGGTACAGGATCTAGTGTAAAACTAAGTCAAACTGTAGGAGCTACCACATGGTCATTTGCACACAACCTAAACGAGAAATTCCCCGCAGTTACTATATACGACAGTAACGATGAAGTAATAATTCCTCAAAAAATAGATGCAATAGATAACAACAATATGTTAATCTATTTTTCATCACCTACAACAGGTACTGCAGCAGCAGTAGTAGGAGGAAGTACAGTGAGTTCATCATATTCTCTTTATGCAGAAACAGCCACTTCAGCATCATATGCACAAACAGCATCCTTAGCTCTCTCTTCACAAAATGCTCAAGACATCTTAGTCTATGTAAAAAATACAACAGGAGCTCAAATTAATAAAGGGACTGTAGTAAGAATACTCGATGCTACAGGAGATAATCCACTAATTGCAACAGCTTCTTATAATTCAGAAGGACTATCAGCAAATACATTAGGTATTACTAATGAGAATATTGTAAATGATGGGTTTGGATATGTAATGACTGAAGGTAAGTTCTTAGGATTAAATACCGATGCTTATACGGCAGGTCAATTACTATATTTAGGAGCAGGAGGTACTATAACAGGTACAGTTCCTGTAGCTCCTTTACATGCTGTAAGACTAGGACAAGTACTTAGAGTTCAACAAAATAATGGTTCAATGTACGTTAGAATAGATAACGGATATGAATTAGGAGAACTGCACAATGTAAACGATACCTCAAACGGTACCTCATACGGGGACCTACTAATGAAATCAGGTTCAGTTTGGACCAATACAAAACAACTATCAGGTTCATACAGCATAACAGGTTCGTTAAACTCAACAATACAATTTCCAGACAACTCAGTAACACCATCAGCAGCAAATGCCGGTTCTATGCGATACAGAGTATCGGGAAATAATTCTTATGTAGATATGGTAATGCAAACAGGAGCCACAACATATACCTGGGTTAATATAGTACAAAATAATTGGTAATAGATAAATAATGGCAAAAAAATATACAGCTGACATAATAGAGGCTACCTCGATTACAGGATCACTTTTAGGAACTGCTACTCTTGCTTCTGCATTAGTACCAGGTAACAAAACAGTAGAGGGAGACTTGACGGTAACTGGTAAAATAACAGCAGAAGAGTTTTATACTGAGCTTGTTTCATCATCTATTGTATATAAATCAGGATCTACTAAGTTTGGTGATTCATCAGACGATGTAATGAGTGTGACTGGTTCACTTCGAGTACAGGGATCTATAACTGGTTCAGTATTAGGAACAGCTACCAATGCTGTTTCATCTTCTTATGCAGTTACTTCTTCATATGCTCACTTTGCAGCAACTCCAACAGTACAAGGTGTTCAAGGAACACAGGGTATACAAGGAGTGGGAGGAAGTATAGGAGGACAAGGTACTCAAGGAGCAACAGGTGCTCAGGGTATTACAGGAATTCAAGGATTACAGGGAAGACAGGGAACTACAGGTATTCAAGGTACAAATGGTTCAAACGGAGCACAGGGTATACAGGGTATTCAAGGAACTGCAGGTTCAAATGGAGTTCAAGGTATTCAAGGAATACAGGGTACTGCTGGTTCAAACGGATCACAAGGTACCCAAGGAATTCAAGGAACAACAGGAGCACAGGGTATACAAGGTATTCAAGGAGTACAAGGACCTAATGCAGGTATTACATCGTATACAAATGCTTCCGATAACAGAGTAATTACATCTGTTAATAGCTCAACTATTAATGCTGAAAGTAATTTAACTTTTGATGGTACAAATCTAGCTACTACAGCTATTAGCGTATATGGCAATGGTGCAGGAGCGGATCCATATGGAACAATGGCTGTTACAGAACCAGCCAATGCTTCAAACTACAGCTACTACGGACTAACTAGAGCAGGTAACATAGGTGCGGGATTCGGAATTACCGGAACTACAGGAGCATTGGGACTTGGTGCAAATTCATACTGGTTTGGTACAGCATCATCAGGTGCTGCAGGAGTAATGGGTACTGCTTGGTTAGCATTTAATGGATCTTCCCTTGTAACTGTAGGCACTGTTTCGGCTACATCATTCACAGGAACATCAACATCATCTAGATTTGGTAATATAGTTATCGGATCTGGTACTTATAAAAATACAATATCGCTTAACGGAGATACTAACTTAAATCTAAGTACTCCAAGTGGTGCTGTTTTCTTCGATACATACGGTGAAGCAAATGGTTCACTTAGAGCACCTATTTTTTACGACCTAAATAATACAGGATACTACCTAAACCCAAACGGTACAAGTAATGTAGTTACGGTAAATGCAGATAACTACTACCAAAACTCAGGTGGATACACTCAACTTGGGTTTACCAATACAAATACAGTACAATGGCCTTTATTTAGATTTGGACCAGCAGATACAGGAAACGGTTGGGATGAAGGTATAATAAAAGCTAGTACAACCGAAGGTGTATTTGGAAGATATGGAATGGGTATTCATATGGATAGTGCTAGAGCATTTGGGATATACTCATCAGGTTGGAATAAGATATTTGGGTTCAAATCAGATGAAGTAAGATCTTATCAGAATTTCTATGCACCTGTAGTTAGTGCTACTACCCACTTAGTAACACCTCTAGTGTATAGTGGCGGTGGCAGTGTATCATTTGGTAACGACCTTACTGTAAATGGTAATTATTTAAAATTCGATCAATCAGGAACTAGATCTTGGAGTATTAGAGCATCAGGGGGTAATTTAAACTTCACCAGTGGAGACGGAAGTGGTACATATACCTTTACCGGTAGTACTAGCTTCTCAGGCAACTCTTCATGGTTTGGAGGATATGGAGGAGGATCAGGACCAGGACTTGCTTTTGAGAATCAAGGAACATTTGCCAGAATTGTATTTTTTGGACTTGATTTTTATGAATGGGATTATGGCCTTGTAGGAGGTATAAATAATGGTTACATATACTCTAATACTAGTTTTAGGGCACCAATATTCTATGATTCAGATAACACAAGCTACTATGTAAACCCGTCTGGTGGATCGTACCTAAGAGGTGTGTTAGAGGTAACAGGAGGACATTACGATACTGAGATAAGGTTAACAGCTAACGGTAGTGATTTAGGATCAGGAGTTACATCAGCAATGAGTTGGTGGGTATCAGAACCTAACGTAACTTGGAATGAAGGTGGTTTTGGATATAACGTAACAAATGATGCAGGAACTCCTAGCGGTTTTGGTAGGTTAAATACTTCGTACGGCCAAGCATATATGAGAATGGCCACAGATGGTAACTGGTACTTTTACAATACCAATACAAGTGGAACTAGGACAACAACTATGAACTTAACCCCAGGAGGAAATGTAGTTGTTGCTACCGACGTTAGAGCTCCATTGTTGTATGATTCAAATAATACAGGGTATTACCTAGATCCTTCATCAACATCAACTTCTTTAGCAGTTAACGGTAATATTGACTGTTATGCAAGATCAGCTTCTTGGGCAGAGGGTATAAGAATTAGAGTACCTTCAACAAATACTTGGGGTGGAATTAGATTTACAAGAGATAGAGGAGGGAATGACGGAAACTGGGCAATCGGGTTTACTGGTATAGACTCTACAGATGATTTAACGTTTTGGGGCAATAGCGGTGGTTCTGAAGCCATGAGAATGAGACTTACTCTTGGAGGAACCCTTACAACATCAGGAGATATAGTAGCTTACTCAGATAAAAGAGTAAAAGAAAATATATCTACTATAGAAAATGCTTTAGATAAAGTAACTAAATTAAGAGGAGTTACATACAGTAGAAATGACGTAGAAGATAAATCAGAAAAGGTCGGAGTTATTGCTCAAGAGATTCAAGAAGTATTACCACAAGTAGTATTTGAACAAGAGGACGGTATGTTAGGAGTATCTTATGGTAACATAACAGCAGTATTAATTGAAGCAATAAAAGAACAACAAACTCAAATTGAGAACCAACAATCTCAAATAGACGAATTAAAAGCACTAGTAAAAACACTAGTAGGATAATTAAATTTTAATATTTATATTAAAGTAAGCATACACCCATATGATAATAGATAGCGGACTCGTAACAGGATCATTACAAGTTATAGGAGATACAACTATGACCGGATCCCTGTCAGTTACAGGAGATATAAACGGAACACTAAAAGGAACTGCACAAAATGCTACTTCGGCATCGTATGCCGTAACAGCCTCATATGCTCACTTTGCCGCTACACCAACAGTACAGGGAGTTCAAGGACTACAAGGAAGACAAGGTACTTCTGGTGTAAATGGATCTCAGGGTACTCAAGGAATCCAAGGACTACAAGGTCTACAAGGAAGACAAGGAACCACAGGTATTCAAGGTACCTCAGGGACTAACGGAAGCCAAGGTATAACTGGTGCTCAAGGAGCAATAGGAAGCCAAGGAACTAGTGGAACAAATGGAGCACAAGGTACTACAGGTCAAACAGGAGCTCAAGGTACTCAAGGTATCCAAGGAACTACCGGATCAACTGGTAGTCAAGGAGCAACAGGTTCTCAAGGTACAACTGGACAAACTGGAGCTCAAGGAATTCAAGGTACTGCTGGTTCAAATGGTGCTCAAGGAGCTACCGGAGCACAGGGTAGTACAGGTTCTCAAGGTACAACTGGTACTCAAGGGGTACAAGGAGTACAGGGTATTCAAGGAACTAATGCAGGTATTACTTCTTATACTAATGCTTCTGATAATAGAGTATTGACTTCGGTTAATAGCTCAACTATTAATGCTGAGGCTAACTTAACGTTTGACGGTAGTACGTTACAAGTAACAGGATATACAAGATACGGAGGAACATCAGCATACTCTAGTACAGGATTAGATAGTAACGGATTCTACCAAGATGTAACCGGTACTACAGCAGCTCATGGTACAATGAGATTGCAAAGTAACGCTATATCGGGAATTAATAGCTATAATGGACTTAAATTTGGAGCACTAGCTTTAGGTAATGCTTCTGAAGGATTTACAATATATACAGGAGGATACGATAATAACAGATTATCAATAAACTCATCAGGTAACGTTGCGATTGGTAGTACACCAAACAGCTCGTATAAACTAGATGTTAACGGGAATATTAGAGCTTACATGTCTAACTTAGAGTTAGACTATACAGGCGCTGTAGGAGGTATACGATGGGGTGTTAACCCATACATAAACGGTGTAGCAAATGGAGGATTTGAAATTAGAGATATCACGAATGGTCTTTCTAGATTTAACATATCATCAGGAGGTGCAGTAACTGCTACTGTAGATATGAGATCCCCTATCTTCTACGATTCAAACGATACAGGATACTACGCAAACCCAGCTTCAACTAGTTTATTTAGTACCCTAAATGGAGCTTATATAGGAGTTGCCAATTCAAGTAGTACAACCGGTAACGGTATCTCTCTATATAACGGAGGAGTATCTGGACAACCTAGTTATGGTTTAATGTTTGCAGGAACACCTACTTTTGGTACTCACGGATCAGTATCAGGAGACTGGGCTACGTATTTTACAATGAACGACGATAGTTCAAGAGGGTGGATATTTAGAAGAAGTGGTACCAACGTAGCATCTGTATCAGGAGGAGGGATTTTACAGACATCAGGATACATATATTCATCTACATATGTACAGTCAGGTCAGAGTATGTACTCGCCAATTTATTACGATGCTAATGATTCGGCATACTATACAGATCCAAACTCTGCAACTACCTCTGCTAGAATAGCAGGAAGTGTATTTTCAGATGGTGCTTTCGGAAGTAATGGACACTCATCAGGAGGTGTAACATCTCGTGTTTTTGCACCCAAAGGAGCAGCGTATTCATACACACCAGGTACAGTAGCCGGAGCTATAAAAATCAGACTTCCTAATAGAGCTAACGACACTATGTGGTCGATGAAGGTAAGGATTTATAATTATCAAACTAATCAAACTGCTGAGTACTTGTTAGGAAACTACTCATATTCAGCAGGAGCTTATAACTTCTCAGCCACTTATTTAGGAGGAGAGAGTTCAGTAGCTCAAACAGTTAGATTCGGTAACCAAGGAGGGTACGACTGTGTATGGATAGGAGAAACATCAACAGTTTGGACACACCCAGTAGTATCTGTTATGGATTTTATGGGAGGATATTCAAACGGTAGTGCAGGAAACTGGAATAATGGATGGGAAATATCCCTTGTAACTTCTTTCGGAACAGTCGCAGCATCTCAAGCTCCTAACATCAACTTCAACGAGGTATACTCGTACTCTTATAGAGGTAATGGTAACGTAGGAGGAACAGGAGCAGCATCATGGCACCCATCAGGGATATATTGTGGAAGTACAATGTGGCAGTACGGTGCAATGTATAAGAACAGTACCGATATACATGACATAGGTACAGGATATTCAAACGGTTCTCTTAGAGCTCCAATATTCTACGATAATAACAATACAGGGTACTATGTAGATCCAGCTTCAACAAGTAACTTATATGACCTAACCATAACAGGAGCCTCAAACAAGTACCTATACATAAACCCAGGTACTGGGTATGAAGCAATGGTTAGATTTCAAGGAGGAGCAGGTAGTACATGGTATATAGGAAAAAGAACATCAGCCGGTATTAATAGTACAAGTGATATACACTTTTATTCAGATGCTGCAGGAGCTGATGTATTTGGTGTAACAACCGGAGGTATTGCAGTAGCTAGTGGAGACTTTAGAGCACCTATCTTCTACGATTCAAATAATACAGGATATTACACAGATCCTGCATCTACGTCTAATCTAAACAGCCTAGCAGTAGCAGGCACATTCTCAGGAGCAAATAATGTTGTGTATGGAGATGGAGCAAATGGTAGATCTAAAGATAGAACATCACAGAGTGCTAATGCATCTGATTCTTCAAACTCATCAGGATTTTATTTTGGGAATAGTACAACAGGTATGCCATCATCAGATTGGTGGAACTGGCTTACGGTAGCAGGTAACTCATGGTCTGGCTCTGATGGATATAGATGGCAAATGGCAGGTTCATTTTGGGGAGATGACTGGAGATTGAGAAGACAAACATCAGGTGGATGGAATGCTTGGTACACAATACTACACTCAGGTAATTATAATTCATTTGCACCAACCCTAACAGGAGGAAATGCATCAGGTACTTGGGGTATTGCAATTACAGGAAACGCAGCAAGAGCTACAAGAGCTAATGGTAACTTCTACATAGATGATAATTATGGAAATACCGTAGTAGGAGTATATACATCAACTCGCTTACAAGGAGTGTTTGCAATGGGTGATGCGTATAAATTGGCAGCCGACGGATCAAGTGCATCTAACCACTATGGAATAGCCTGGTCACATCCTAACCATGGAGGAACAGCATCTAACTTATCAAGCCATGGTATGCTTGTACAACAAGCAGGTACTACAATGGCTGCAATATCGACAAACATCTGGTGTTCTGGAGACGTTATAGCATATTCAGATGCTAGAGTAAAGGACAATGTTCAAGTTATAGATAACCCATTAGAGAGAATTAAAAAAGTAAGAGGGGTTACATTTACTAGAACCGATCTTGACGATAAAGAGAAAAGACATGCCGGAGTAATAGCTCAAGAAATGAGAGAGGCTATGCCAGAGCTTGTATCTGAGAATGCAAAAGGAGAATTATCAGTATCGTACGGAAATACAGTATCCTTACTTATAGAGTGTATAAAAGAACAACAAACACAAATAGACGAATTAAAACAATTAGTAAAACAGTTAACAAATAAATAAAATGGCAATCACTTACAGTTACCAAATCCACGAATTAAAAGCAGTACCTACAGTAGGAGACTTAGAACAAGTAATCACAGAAGTAAGATATGCTTACATCGGAACAGATGAGAATAACATCACATCAACTTATCCAGGTGCAACAACTCTTCCAACTCCAGATTCAGCAGACTTTACACCAATAGATGAGCTAACAGAAGAGCTAGTAATTGAGTGGTTAGAAGCAAATGCTAACTTAGAAGTAATGCAAGCTGCAATCGAAGCTCACATTGAACAACAATCAGGTGTTATTTATAGAGGAAGCACACTACCATGGGCACCAGCAGAACAAGCACCAGTATCAGGATCAATCTAATAAACAAAAATAAAAAATGGCAATTACTTACACATTCACAGTAAACAAAATTGAAGTAGCACCAACACTTGGTGAATTAACAGACGTAGTAACAAGAGTTAGGTACGACTACAAAGGAGTAAACGAAGACGGTATCGAAGGTACTTTCGCAGGAGTTACACCAATGCCTGCACCTGGTGATGCAGCATTTAAACCTCTAGCTGAACTAGTAGAAGCAGATGTAATCGAGTGGTTAGAAGCACATGCTGACAAACCTCACATGCAAGAAAGAATTCAAAAACAAATTGATACTCAAGTTGCTCCTAAATATGTAGATACTCCACTACCATGGGCACCTGCAGAAACAGAGACAACAGGATCAATCTAATAAAAAAAAAATAATAAAATGGGATTTATAGTATCACAGTCAATTGAGACCTTTGAAGGAGATCATTTAGATAGCTTCTATGTCAGAATAGAGCACTATCAGTTAAACAAACTAAGAGGTGTTGTAGGTACATCAGTAGCTCACTATGAGACACCACAAGCAGCAGCATCTAACTTCCCAAAGTACCTAGAAGATACTCCAGAACCGTACGGTAGAGTAGCAGTTTCAATGTCATATGATGGAGAATGGAGAGAGTATCCTATGTGGTATGAATTTCCAGTAACAGCAAGTGTTTTAGTAACCGAACCTTTCGTATCATCATCATTCCATACGGAATTAGTCGACTATATCGACTTTGACGAAAACGGAGAAGAGATAGTAAAACAAAGAGAGGAGACATTCGAGACAACCACCTCAGGAAGTAGAGAGGTAGAGAAGACGTTACTAGATTTAGGATTAATCACAGGGAGCATATACGAGCACTCTTATGCAAAAGTAAAAGAGGTATATGCCTCTATGTTTGGAAGTGGCAATATAATAGACGAGATATAAATGGGATATAAAGCAATAACCTCTACAAATCGAGGACTAATCTCGACATTTGGACAATATACCAACAGGTCAAGTAGCAGTTTTAGCGGTATCATGGGTACTGCTACATATCCACAGCGTTCACTAAGCAGCCTAAACGTTAACTACTACGTACCAGGAAATCCTCTAATATGGATAAATATAGCTACGTCAAATTTTACTAAAGGATATGCCCGTATACTATACCCATGGACAGAGCAATCTACAAGCACCAGTTTAATAGGACACGATAGACAAGCATATACAGGTACGTATACGTATATATCAATAGCGTGTACTGTAAACTACGGGTACACTTTTAATGGATGGTGGACATTACCTAACGGAGGGACTGTAATATCTTACAGTAATACTCTTAATCTAGATGCAAATGCATGTAACTCCTACAGTACATTATACGCACAGTTCCTATAGTACATGGAAGCAATTTGGGTTTTAGAAAATGTAAAAGGAGATAGATCATTCTACAGCAAACTGGAGCTACTTATTTTAGTAGCTTCTATCTGTTTATGGAAAAAGCATCATCCTAACCATAAAACCGTTATGTACTGTGATGAAATGACAAACGGTGTGCTATCTCAACTAGGAGTACTTAGCCTATGGGACGACATACGTCATTTATCGTATCCTGAGAAAATAAATCGAGAGGTATTTTGGTCAAGCTGCAAATCGAAGATAGTAAGTGAAACTAAAATACCCTTAGTAGTAGTTGATCACGATTTTCTGATTTATACTAATATAGATGAGCACTTAAAAGATCAAGTTATTTTTACGTACAACGAGCAAGCCAATACCTGGTACCCAAAAGAAAACAACAAAGCAAATCAATCACTGTCAAAACCAATCAAGTATGTGAATGACTTAGCAGCTAATGTCAGCTTACTGTACCTACCAGACCCGCAATTTGCTAGAGAGTATGCAAAACAGGCTCTACAGAACCACGTAGAGTTATCAGCAATGTACATAGATGACTTATCTGCAAACTATATGATACTATCAGAACAGTTAATGCTTAAACAGTGGTTAAGTAGTAGACAAATACCTCATCAAGCACTTTGCAAGAATATTTGGGATTGTAACAATATCAAGTATACACTAGACGAAGTTGAAAACGGCATTTGGAATCATAGAGAAATATCACGATATTGTAAGCATTACGGAGTAGATAAATCTCGATTCAAACAGAACCAACAAGGATTTGATTACGAAAAAGAAATAGAATTCCTATATAGATGTATTAAGTCGAGTAGGTTACATGACACAGAGGAATTGCAGGAGAAAATTAAAGTTATAAAAAATGTATAGTTATGAAAGGAATACACGTAAATTGGACAGCACCTTTCTTTCATAAGGAGAGATTAAGAGGTCATGGATTTGAATCAACGAGGCTACTGAAAGGAAACTGCTACGATCAACCAGACATTCAGATACTTTATACTATATTATCAGCAGCCTACTACAAAGAACTTAACGGACCTATTAAACTATACACAGACTCAGTAGGGTTAGAGTTTTATAGACAATTCAATATACATCACTTATATGATGAGATTGATATTAACTTCTTAAATGGATATTCAAAATCAAAAGTAGATCCGGCGTATTTCTGGACTAGTGGTAAAATTAAGTGCCTAGCACATCAAACATCCCCATTCGTATTTTTAGATCAGGATATGATAATTCGAACTAAATTACCTCAGCAGATGCTTGATAAGGACCTAACAGTTACCCATTGGGAAATACCGAGAGGATATTATTACTTTGAGAAAGAGGATTGGGATAAACAGATATCTCACATACCTTTCCCAGATAACTACAACACATCAGACTGGTCTCCTAATACATCTTTTCTATGTATTAACAACCTGACACTATTAAAAGAGTACCATAATTGGCATAGAGACTTAGTAAGTACAAAAGGAGAAGAAGTACCGGAATGGTTCTGGCTACTTACTGACCAGGGAATATTAGGACACGTTATTAGAGAGGGAGATTATCAAGTAGACACCTTAACCGATAGGGTATTTTTAGCAAACAGTAATTACGGAGATAAATCACAAAGATACAAAGGTAAGTCCGAAGCATGGTACTACCCGGTGGACTCAAATATAGAAAAAGAAGGACTAGTAGACTGGGAGCATGTTTGGTTTAATAAAATACACTTTGCACTAGACAAGAGCCTAGAACAGAGAGAATCTCAGAGATACTTTGAGGAATGTATAGAACTAGGCTTACAGGAATACCTGAGTCATTCACGTTTTAAAAAATACTGGGATGAGCACCATAAAAATAATTAGAGCATATTGGGGGAGCAATCCTGCAACAATTAGAGAACTACCTCCCTTTCCTGTATATCCAAAACAAGAAATAGTTTACGTATGGGGAGAGGATAATGAGAGTATGTTTAAAGAATTAGGATACGAGACTAGATTAGTCTCTGAAGACCTGTACCCATATTTCAATACAGATAATACTCAATACGGAAACAAGTTGATAGCATTAAAACTAGCACTTGAAGAATTTAAAGAAGTAATGATGTTAGATTGGGATTGTTACATACTAAGACCTTTAGATACTCAGTTTTACCAATACTTAAAGACCAGGCCAGTACAATGTCCTCTATACTCTCAACATAGTAAAGTAGTATCGGCACTACTAGAAGCATTTCCAAATCCTTCTGATAAACTAAGTCAATTCTTTTTAAAAATGGAAGAGGGATTTAGTAAGTATAGTTGGGAATTAGGAGATGGATTAATAAGTCCTAATTTTAGTATGATATATACAAGAGATACTACACTAGGACAAGTGTTACTTGATATCGCTATTGAAAATAAATTAGAAGGATGTATCGAAGAACACGCATTCTATATCTACTCCAGTTGCACATTGGAAGAGTATTTAGAAAAATACCAACCATATTTTATACAGGGAGTTAGCCAGGATAGAACTAACCATGATTTGATGATAAGCAAAGTGCAATCTCATCTAAATAACCATATAGATTCAAAACTACCTATGGACCTATACGTAAAGCATATTTAATGAAAGCATATTGTTTTTTACCTTGGAGTAAGCTGAAGATAGACGCTAATGGTGAGTTTCAGTCATGCTGCCACCAAACAGAGTACTATGGGAACCTCATAACAGACAACCTTAGTATAGAAGAGGCATTAAAGCTCCCTAAACTAAAACAAGTTAGGGTTGAAACTCTAAACAACGCTCTCCACACAAGCTGTAACAATAAGCAATGTCCCTACTTCTTTAAGCAACTACAAAAAGACAACAACGTACAGGTATTAGAATACCCAGAACAAATAGAACTAAACCTACCATCTACTTGGTGTAATATAGGAGGATTGAATCCAACACCAGAAACTGCATGTATAATGTGCCCTAGATCCAGTGTTGAGTTTATGAAACGTGATGGCGGTGTAGATTATACCGATCAGCTATTGGATAAGATAAAACCAGTAATACCTCACCTTAGATCATTTACCGTACTAGGTATAGCAGAACCCTTTTGGAAAGGCAGGATATTTGAGGTACTAGATAAAGTAGATTGGAGAACTCACATGGAAGGGAAGTGGTTTTGGAGTTACTCGAATGCTACTGTTTTAGGAGAAAAGTATCAAGATTTATTTTTAAATGAATACACAGACTACACCTCTTTAGGATTTTCAATAGATGCTACAACTCCTGAGACCTACATTAAGGTAAGGAGGTTAGATTATTTTAAAACTATACAACGTAACTTGGAGATGTATTTCAAAAAAGCTAGTATAGTGAAAAAAGAAAAGGATAATTCCTTTATTTCAAACAATATTAATATGCTAAACCTACACGAAGTTGAGGATATGGTACGTTTTGCAAATAACTTAGGAGCACATAAGATACAACTCTCCCTAACCTACTACAGTGACGATGGAATGGCTTTGAAAGGAGATATGTTATGCAACAAAAGTAATTGGGAACTATTTTGGGAAGCACAACAGAGAGCAGAGCAATTAGCTAAAGAATTAAATCAGGAGATAGAATTCTACTATCCATTCCATAATGGGTACTTAAAATAAAGAACATATGAAAATCATAAGAACATTTTGGGGGGATTTACATTCCATGGGGACTAGGTACACAGATCAAATGAAAGAAGCCCTACAAGACAATTTAGGTGAGACGGTATACGTATGGGGTAGAGAGAACTACAGCTACATATCACAACTAGGATACGAATGCAAACTAATCTCAGAAGAGCCGTATGACTACACTATAGCATCTAATCATACGTTTTGGGACTATAGGAGTTTAATTCACAAACTAAAATGCATAGATATAGCAGTTAAGGAGTATGGAGAGATTATATTCGTAGATTGGGACTGCCAAAAACTACGTAACTTAGATTCAGACTTTTACCAAACACTAAGTAACGGTACTGAACTTCAAGTACCACTTTACGTATACCCAAAGCATGCCTTAGGATGGTTAGTTGAGAAAACTAAACAAGAGACAACAAATAGGTTCTTTATTAAGTTAACTGAAATGATACAGTTACATTCTTACGAGTTTGGAACTAACTACGTTATTCCTAACACAGGATTTATTTACTGTAGAAATAGTGAGATTACTGAGAGACTATTAGAACTGTGTGATATACATAATTTAGAAAGCGTTCCTGACGAGTTCGCTGTAATGTGTTATGCTAAAGAATTAGGATATGATTTAGATTCGTACATACAGAACGTAGAACCAAAAGCTATTGCAGGTAAGCTACATTCAGAGGAGTGGTGGATTAATGAACAAGCAATGTTGGATTCGTATATCAGAAGTAAGATAGATAAGAACCTCTATTTCAAACACAATTGAGATTCATTAGAGCATATTGGGGAGACCTCTCAGCCTTTGGTGGGAGGCATTCGGATGAGATACTTAACATAAGAAACACATCTAAGTTAGATGACTACGTATATGTTTGGGGCCAATCAAACTATAACTACATAAAATCGTTAGGATTTGAATGTGAGTATATGGGAGAATTCGAGTACGACTACTTAAACAACTCAGACATATACATGCTACCTAAACTCTGGGCAATTCAATCAGGTGTACTTCAATTCAAAGAAGTAGTATTTCTAGATTGGGACTGCCTACAGGAGAGAGAGCTGGATGACAACTTCTATCAGCTACTGAGAAGCAGAGATAGTATTCAGATGCCACTATACGTATACCCTATTAACTACAAAGAGCAAGTCTATAGTCAGTGGCTAGATATTCCAATAAAGGAAAAGCAGTACATAGAGAAGCAGTATGAGGGGCTAACCAAGTTCCACTATAAGTGGCAAGATTCCTTTGTTACTCCAAATGCAGGATTTATCTACTGTAGTAGTTACGACTCCATTAATTCCTTAGTAGGTATACTCAAACAAAATAGCGATATTAATATAGCAATTGAGGAGATGGGATTTCTACAGTATGCAAAACAGCACTGTAATAACATAGAGGAGTACTCGTTAAGATTTGAACCACTAGTTGCTAGTGCAAAGCAGGATACCCATTTTACTCAAAGAGACCTTAACAAGGTACTCCCAAATAAGACCATCTACTTTCAACACGTATAGTATGTACTTTAAACAGCCACTCATACAAACAGCAGACGAGCATGTATTCCACTTAGCTCCAATTCCTGTATATCAAAGAATCTTTGACGACGTACTAACAGATAAGATATACCAATTAGGATTAGAGACTCTTACAGATACCCAGAAGAGAATGGGACAGGAACTACCTCAGCAGTATGATCAAGAGAGACAATCTACCTATCAAGTAAGTTACGACAGACAAGATCAGTGGGTAGAGAATCATGAGTTCCCACCTATTGGAAGTAGGTTCTATACTCCACCAAATGATTTCTTAGATAATCCGGATGAGGATGTACAGGTTATAAGAAGACGAATAGAGGGAGGGTTTTTACAACTACTTAAATCAATACAAGTAGAAGTAAAGAGCAAACCTACCATAACCGAAAGTTGGCTACAATATTATGACCCATACTCAGGTAGAGGACACAATGCACACAACCACTGCAGATGGCATCACGAAGAAGCTAAGCCAATCATGTTCTCAGGGGGATATTACTTGTCTGATGGTGATCCAATTCAAGACCATCCATATAGTGGTGTATTCTCTTTTCACATCAGAGGTATGAAATATTACATAAGACCTAAGAAGGGAATGCTAATCATCTGGCCATACGACATAGTCCACTCAGTAGAACCATTCTACGGAAAAAAACATCGAGCAGTAATTAACTTCAATATACAGGTTGGATAATGTAAAATAGTTTTGTATATTATATAAAAACACTTAATAAGTTATATGTTAGACAATTTTTGTAAACAGGTCATAGATAATGGAGGGTTTATTAAACCTCTAATTCTTCCAAGTTCTCAAACCCAAGGACTACCTCAAATTAATCCATCTATTCTAGTAGAGGGAGACGACATCTACCTAAACTTGAGACACATAAACTACATGCTGTATCATAGTGAAGGTGAGCAGAAATTCCAAAGTAAATGGGGACCATTAGCGTACCTAAACCCTGAGGATGATATTACCCTTACAACCACCAACTACCTATGTAAACTAGATCCAAATACACTAGAAATAGTGTCATCTGCAAAAGTAGATACAACTAAGTTGGATGTAAAACCACTTTGGGAGTTTGTAGGACTAGAGGATGTTAGAATAACTAAATGGGATAACAAGCTACTATACTCAGGAGTAAGGAGAGACACTACAACAAATGGGGTAGGTAGAATGGAACTATCACAAATAGTCAACAATGCAGAGGTAACTAGAAATAGAATTGAACCACCTGCAGATACGTATTGTGAGAAAAACTGGATGCCTATTGTGGATATGCCGTACCACTACGTTAAGTGGACTTTCCCTTTAGAGATCGTTAAAGTAGATCCAGTTACTAACACATCAGAGACAGTAATCCTTAAAGAAAATACTAAGGAGTTCGCTAGGGATGTAAGAGGAGGATCACAAGTAATTCCTTTTGGAGATTATAGGATAGCACTTACACATGAGGTTGATCTTTGGAACAACGAGAATGGACGTAAGGATGGACAATACTACCATAGGTTCATAGTTTGGGATAAGGACTGGAATGTCGTAACCGTTACTGAGGACTTTAAGTTCATGACTGCAAGAATTGAGTTTGCTTGTGGAATAGCACTACATAGGGGTAAAATGCTAGTTACATTCGCATTCCAGGATACAACTTCATTTCTACTAGAGATACCAGTAGATTACCTTAATACCTTTTTAGGATTAGAGCACAATGAGTATACAGGTAAAACTAGACAAGAGGGGTTGATTGCAGACTACCTTAACAATCCATTCGATCCAACACTTAACTTTCAAGTAGGGAGATACTACGAACACACACAAGACTACTCATCAGCATTATCGTTCTACCTAAGAAGTGCAGAATATAGTAATGAACCCTACACAGCATTAATTAGGGTAGCAAAGTGTATCGATAAACAGGGAAGAAGACCCTATAGTGCAAAACATGCTTACCAAAATGCATTAGCAAACGATCCTACAAGACCTGAGGCCTACCTATACTTAAGTATGTGGTATGAATCAAAACAAGAGTGGCAAGATGCATATGTAATGGCAAGTATGGGATTGACACATGGGCACTCACAACCAAGCATACTAGATGCGGACTACTTGGGAAGCTATATGTTAACCTTCCAAAAAGCAGTAGCTGCTTGGTGGATTGGTAGAACAATGGAGGCAAGGGAGTTATTGCAGGAGCTAGTTCTACAGAGAGGTAGTATGAATCCAAGATACGTCGAGTTAGTACAAAACAATATCACATCACTAGGATCAGGACCAGATCCGTTCCTAAGATATACATCATCGATGCACTCATCTTTACGATTCAAATTCAAAGACTCAGATAAGATTGTAAGCAACTACTCTCAGACATACCAAGATATGTTTATACTATCGATGTTGGATGGTAAGAAAAAAGGTACGTACTTAGAGATAGGAGCAGCAGATCCTTTTCATGGAAACAATACAGCATTGCTTGAAAAGAACTACGACTGGACAGGAGTATCGTTAGAGATTCTACCACATGAGGTAGAGAAGTTTAAAGCACAGAGAGCAAACAAAATAGTACTAACAGATGCTACAAAAGTAGACTATGACGTATTTATTGGAGAGAACTTCGATACAACAGATATCGACTACTTACAAGTAGATTGTGAACCACCATCAGTTACGTTGGATATTCTAAAGATGATACCACTAGACAAGTACAGGTTTGCAGTGATTACTTTCGAACACGACTACTATGCAGATGTAACTAGATCATATAGAGAAAAGTCAAGAGAGTATTTACAATCAAAAGGATACCAATTAGTAGTATCGGATATAGCACCAAATAACATCTCAAATTATGAGGATTGGTGGGTACATCCAGACTTAGTTGATCCAGTCATATTAACTGGTATGGAGGATACGAGTGATAGAATTAAGAACGCAGAAAAATATATGTTAAATAAATTAAATTAAAACCATGGAAATAGTAAAAAAACTAACAGAAAAAGAGTTAAAAGAAGTAAGAGAAGTTCAAGACAAAACTCATTCGGCAGTAATTGAATTAGGTCAAATCGAATTGGCTAAATTACAATTAAAATCAAGAAGAGAGTCAGTAGAGGCATTCTTGTTAGAGGTTGTAGCTGAAGAGAAAGAGATTGCAAAACACTTAGAAGAGGCTTACGGAAAAGGATCAATCAACCTACAAACAGGTGAGATTACTTTAGTACCAGCAGAAGAAGTACCTGCAGTATAAATCTAAACGTACATATAGGATAAAAAGGAGGGTTTCGACTCTCCTTTCCTATTTATTGTAGAGAACAAGCCCTGTAACTAGTGTGAAGGGTTTCCCAAAATCCCAAGATATTTATATTAAATTAAACACAAATTAGAAAAACATGGCAGAATCAATTATCTCTCCAGGAGTATTTTCAAGAGAAAATGACATCTCGTTTATACAACCACAGCCAATTGCGGCAGGAGCAGCGTTTTTAGGACCTACTGTAAAAGGACCTTATGATCAGCCTACTGTTGTTACATCTTATAATGAGTATGTAAGAAAGTTCGGCGATACATTCCTTTCAGCTTCTAAAAGCTATGAGTTCTTGACTTCTATTGCAGTTAAGAATTACTTCTCAAATGGAGGACAAACAGCATTAGTAACAAGAGTGGTTTCTGGATCATACACAGCAGCAGCAAATACATTCTTATCAGCATCATCTACTCACATAGATCAACCTTTCACTTTCGAAACTATAGGAAAAGGCGCTCTTTATAACAATGCATTAGCACAGACTTCAGCAGTAGTTGGAGCTTCTACTTACATCAATTCAGATGGATCATTGGTATCTGGATCAAAAGAGAACGTAAGATGGGAAATCGCTAATGTAAATGCAGACAAAGGTACTTTCTCTTTACTTGTTAGACAGGGAGACGATAGTGCTAATAATAAGACTATCTTAGAGACATTTAACGTAGACTTAGATCCAAACTCTCCAAACTATGTAGAAAGAGTAATTGGTAACCAAACAGTTACCTATGATGGAGTATCATCTAACAGAGTAGTTGGAGAATATCCAAATAGATCAAACTATATTAGAATAACTGCAGTTAATCATCCAACACCTGACTACATTAAAACAGATGGAGTAAGTGTAGGAGTGGATGCGAACAACGTTTCTTACGCAGCATCTTTACCAAAAGCAACATCAGGTTCATTCTACAATGCATCTGGAGCTATAGCAGGTGGAGCCAACTTGTTTAGTTCAATCGGAACATCAGGCAACATTCAAGGATTAGTAGCAGCTAACTATACAAATGCAGTTAACTTGTTATCAAACAAAGACGACTTCCAATTCAACGTTATTGCAGCACCAGGTCTTATCAACGATAATCCAAACGGAGCTACAGTATTGGCTAATGTAGTGGCTTTAGCAGAGGATAGAGGAGACTGTATCGCAGTAGTGGATTTAGTTGCAACAGGTTCAACAGCAGCACTAGCAGTAGCAGAAGCAGCAGGAATCAATAGTTCATATGCAGCAAGTTACTGGCCATGGGTACAAGTTCAATCAGCTACAGGTAAAAACGAATACGTTCCAGCAGGAACAATGATTCCAGGAGTATACGCTTTCACAGATGCATCTTCAGCACCATGGTTTGCACCAGCAGGTCTTGTAAGAGGAGGAATCGGAGGAGTAATCCAAGCAGAGAAGAGATTAACTAAACTAGAAAGAGATACTCTTTACGCAGGAAAAGTTAACCCAATCGCTTCATTCCCAGGAACAGGTATTTCAGTATTCGGACAAAAAACATTGCAAACTAAAGCATCAGCATTAGATAGAGTAAATGTAAGAAGATTGTTAATCGAACTTAAGAAATTCATTGGTGATCAAGCTCGTAACTTAGTATTCGAACAAAATACTATCGCTACAAGAAACAAATTCTTAGCTACAGTAAATCCTTACTTAGAATCAGTAGTACAAAGACAAGGTCTTTATGCATACAGAGTTGTAATGGATGATTCAAACAACACAGCAGATGTTGTAGACAGAAACCAATTAGTAGGTCAGATCTTTATCCAACCAGCTAAAACAATTGAATATGTAGTATTAGATTTCGTAATCGAACCAACAGGAGCTACTTTCGGATAAGATTTGATAAACATAGATATTTATAATTAAATAAGTAAAAAATAAAATGGCAGTATTAGATCCAAACGAAATAATGTTCAGAGCCTTCGAACCAATGGTTCAGCACAGGTTCGTAATGTATATAGATAATATCCCAGCTTTTATGGTTAAAAACGTAAAAGCACCAAACTTCACAGATTCAGAGATCAAACTTGATCACATTAACTCTTACAGAAAAATAAGAGGAAAAAGAAACTGGGAGAACATGGATATGACTCTTTACTCACCAATCACACCTTCAGGGGCTCAAGCAGTAATGGAATGGGCTCGTCTAGGATATGAATCAGTAACTGGTAGAGCTGGTTATTCTGATTTCTACAAAAAAGACTTAACACTTAACATCTTAGGTCCTGTAGGAGATATCGTAGGAGAATGGATCATTAAAGGAGCTTTCTTAACAAAAGGTGACTTTGGACAGTTCGACTGGACTTCTACTGACGGAATTGTAGAGATAGGAATTACAGTAGCAATGGATTACTGTGTATTGAACTACTAATACATTACCAAATACAAAAACAAGAGCCTGGTTTATCCAGGCTTTGTTGTTTTATAAAATCATTCTATGTATATTTATATATAGAACTAGTTACTAACAAATAAAATTTATGGAAAACAAATTTAACCTA